ATTTGGAGAAAGAAATTATCATACGTCACGAGACCAATTTTGGTTTTGTTGATGTTTTAAAGCAAATGTTTGATTATGTTGTTAAATTGGGCAAGGAAGCTCTCAATTTTTTCATTGGTATTTTGAAAACAATTAGTGTGTATTTTACCAAACCGATGCGACACGTATTGTGGTCTTTTATGGAAGTTCATCAACCATCCGTTGAGGAGCAAACTGAAACAGTTTATGATCTGATGGATGAAATAGATAAGATGGACCAAGGCATTGAGGTCCAGATGGAAGCTCCGACATATTTGTTATCAGCTTTGTTGTACAAAAGTCATTTTGCAGAGTGCATGTATGAGCGAGATTGGAAGAAATTTTTCAATACAGTTTGTGAGTTAAAGAAGAGTGCTATGGGCGGTAAAAGCTTTATTGATGTCTTCTCTTCGATAGCTCGTGAAATAGGCATACTTATGAATGATTTGTTTGGGATCGAAGTTCCGTTTTTGGGATATATTGATCCAATAGTCAAGGAGATACAATTGGAAGCTCGAGAGTTAACTCAAGAATGGAGAGATGGTATTAAAGACGATTATGAATTCGCAGATAGAGTTCATATGTTAGTGGACACAATTGAATCTTTGCTTATGGACAAACGTAAAATTGTCAGTCATGATTTGAAAGAGCGGTTGAATTACCTTTTAAAGAAATTTACTCCTGTGGCGCAGTACGCCGAACGGAATTTGAATCCTGCTAACGGACCTCGAATTGAACCTTTGGCTATTTTGATAGCTGGTCCATCTGGTGTCGGTAAGTCCACCGTTACTACTCCATTTTTGTTATCTCTCTTAGGTAACGTGTTGCCTGAAGATAAGAAGAAGGCATTCATTGCTAACCACAATGATTTTCTTTTCTTTAGGGCTTCAGTTAATGAATATTGGGAAGGTTATAAGATGCGACATGCAGCGGTAGTGTATGATGACTTTGGTCAGCTTAGAGATTCCGTAGGTTCTCCAAATATGGATGCGTATGAAGTTATTAGACTTAAGAATACTGCACCTTATCATTTGCATTTTGCTTCTTTAGAAGATAAGTCGAGAAATTACGCTCATCCCAAAATTATATTTGCTTCTACGAATTTATCTAGATTGCATTTCTCTTCTTTGCATTGTAATGAGGCGGTTACTCGTCGCTTTGATTTATCTTATGTTCAAGTCCCCAAAATCGAATATTGCATTGATACTGCAGATAGTAGTTTATGGGCGCGCCGTTTAGATTTGGACAAAGTTAGGAGTAAGTTCCCATATGATAGCAATGATCCTACTTCTTTTGCTGAGTTATCAGTGATAGAATTTGTTCCATGGGATTTTGTTAATGGTACTAGAGGTATTGGTCCTGCGTTATCGTTCGATGAGTTTTTGAAGTTAGCTATTGACACTTATAAACGCTTGAACGGTAAAGGTGAGGCAATGTTGAAGTACCACAATTATATGAAAACGTACGTTCCACAAATGGACACATATTCGGAAGCTTATACAGAATATGAAGATGCTTCAGAGAGTTTTGAGGAGAATAGAAAGAGG